TTAAAGAATATTTTGGAAATATTTAAACATGGCTGGATTCGATCCATATACTAAAAAAATTTTATTGGAGGCTATTGCTGGTTCTACCGGAAGCATTGGTAGGATTGGTAAAAGATCGAAGACCACTGGTGGCTTCGGTGGCGGTGCTCCCAGAATAAAAGAAACAAAAGTAAAACCCGGTTCGAGCGAATCTACAATAATGTTTGGTGACACAAAAATGCCATCGGGTGCTGGAATTTATAAACAAGCAGCTTGGTCGAATTATGCAAGAATGTTAAACAAAGCCATGGAAGGAACAACTGCCGGGGGTATAGTCAGTGGAGTTTCTGGATTATTGCAATCACTTCCTGGATTGGGTGGCAGCAAGGGGCAGGCAATATCCAATATTGCAGGAGCAGCAACTAAAGTTTTGGGAATGGGTGGGGGTCTACCCGGCGATGCTACGGATTTTCTAGTAAAACAAGCAATAAGAAGCGGTGCAGCAAGTGCATATTTGTCTGGTTTTGGTAAACTTGGATCAGCTGTTACCGGTAAAATTCCTGGTCTAGCCGCTGTCGGTATAGATCCTCTGGAATGGTCTCTAAAGGCATTTGGTGCAGATGCTGCTCTACAGGGTCTTGCAGGGACCCCTGCAAAAACACAAGCAGCTCTACAATCTTCTATGGGATATCTACAAAAAGGAAAATCTAGAGGAATTTATTAAGTTAAAAATTTACTAAATAATTTAAGTTCAAGGATCTATTGAAATGAAAAAAACAAACAAATTAAATGAAAATATGGGTATGGGTCAAATGGGTGCTGCAATGCCAGCAAACGGTCTTGCCTATACACCAGATGGTAAGGGAAACGTTATTCCAACACCATACGTAACCGCAAATAATCTTTTGAAGGCTCAAGTTCCAACGCCAGCAGCTGCAATGGCTGGTGCAATGATTTCTGGAATGCCAACCATGTCCGCCCCTCCTCAAGAAGAACCAGAAATGGACGAGGAAATGGAAGAAGAAGATGATGAGCCAATTGAAGTCGAAGAACAAGCAAAAGAACAATTCCGTTCTGCTTTAGTTGCTCTTCTCGGTGAAGAGAACGTTTCATCTTCTCTTTTGAACCAACTTGAAGGTATTTTTGAAGCTGCTGTTCAAGATCGTGTAAACAGCCATGTTTCAGCAACCGTCGCTCAACTTGATGAAAACGTAAAATCTTACCTTGACGGTGTAACAAATACACTTGTTGAAAAGGTTGATGATTATCTAGATTACGTTGTTGAAGAATGGATGCAAGAAAATGCTGTTGCAGTTGAACAAGGTATCAAGACACAAATTGCAGAAAACTTCATCAGTGGTTTGAAAAACCTTTTTGAAAATCACTACATTGATGTTCCTGACGAGAAGTACAACGCTCTTGATGAATTGTATTCTCAAAATCGTGAACTCTCAGAACAACTCAATAAGACTATCAACGAATCAATGAGCATTCGCAAAGAACTTTCTTTGACTGAATGTGCAGGAATCTTTGTTGCCGAAACAAGAGACCTTGCCGATACTCAAGTTGCAAGACTTCAAAACCTCATGGAAAATGTTGCTTTTGGAAGCCCAGAAGAGTATCGTGAAAAACTCGTAGCAATCAAAAACAACTACTTGGCATCACAAAACTTTGTTCGTCAAGTAGCCCCCGTTGTTCCTGTTACCCAACATATCAACGAGGAAATGACATTCTCACCAGTAAGAGATACAGAATCATCTACTGTTGATGGATACGCAAACGCAATCGCAAAACTTAACAAGAAATTGTAATTTTAAAAATTACTAAATAATTTTAACTCACAGGAGATACTACTAAAATGAATTTTCAAGATAACACACCATATGACATCTTGACAGAAAAGTGGAACCCAGTGCTCAATCACGATGCACTCCCCACAATCGGAGATGATTACCGTAAAAAGGTCACAGCCGTCCTCTTAGAGAACCAAGAGCAAGCAATCCGTGCTCAACACCTCACAGAAGACATGTCCTCAAACAATCTCGGCATGCCACAAAACTTCACCAACAGCGGAGGAGTCGCTGGTTATGACCCAGTACTCATCAGCTTGGTTCGTCGCGCAATGCCAAACTTGATGGCCTACGACATCTGCGGCGTTCAGCCAATGACTGCTCCAACCGGCCTCATCTTTGCAATGCGTGCTAACTACGGTGGTGCTGAATATGGAAACACTCGCACTTATGCAGAAGCTATGTTCCAAGAAGCACAACCAAACTACGGTGGTTCTGGTTACACAATCGGAACAGATTACGCCGGTGCAACAGCTGGCTATGGTCTTTGCGGTTCTTGCGGTCCAACAGCAGGCAATCCAAACCTAATTCGCTCATTTACTGCTGCTCAATTTAGCGCATTCCGTGGTATGTTGACCAGCTCAGGTGAAGGTTTGGGTAATGGAGCTGCTGGTCTTTATGGCTCCTTTAATCAAATGGCTTTCTCAATTGACCGTGTTGCAGTACAAGCTCGTACACGCGCTCTGTCCAGCAACTACACAATTGAATTGGCACAAGACCTCAAGGCTGTTCACGGTCTTGACGCTGAGGCCGAACTCGCAAACCTACTCAGCACTGAAATTCTTGCTGAAATCAACCGCGAGATCGTTCGCACAATTTACTATGTTTCGCGCTCTGGTTCACAACAAAGCGATCTTTCTACACCAGGTAGATACGACCTGAATACAGATTCAGATGGTCGTTGGTCTGCTGAAAGATTCCGTGGCCTCACTTTCCAAATTGAACGTGAGTGCAACGCAATCGCCAAGGAAACACGTCGTGGTAAGGGCAACTTTGTCATCTGCGATAGCGATACCGCAGCAGCCCTCGCCATGTCAGGTTTCATGAGCCTCAGCCCTGGAATTGCTCCTCAACTCAACGTTGATGACACACAAAGCACATTTGCAGGCTTGCTAAACGGCAAGATCCGCGTCTACATCGATCCTTACACCCCGCTCGGAATTAACTTCTTCTGCGCTGGTTATAAGGGCGAGTCACCATATGATGCTGGTCTCTTCTACTGCCCATACGTTCCGCTACAAATGGTACGTGCAGTTGATCCTGACACTTTCCAACCACGCATTGCATTCAAGACCCGTTACGGCGTTGTTTCTAACCCATACGTCATGAATGTAACTGCTGCAGGTCCAGTTCCAGACGGTGAAGCACTCACCAAGGGATTGAATCAATACTACCGTTTGACTGAAATCAGAAACCTCCACGGCAACACCATCTAATAGGTGACCGTGTGTAAAACACCGGAAAACCTCCCGAGAAATCGGGAGGTTTTTCTTTTTCCATAAATATTTTTATGACCTCCCTGAATTGCCAAGATAATTTAAATCCTCTTTACAACAATTATTATAAACTTGAAATTTTAAGAGGAACTAAAAAATTGGAGTTGATGGTTCAGAAAGCCAATCTTCCGGGGCTTACTATTCCAGATCAAGCACAACCAACAATATTTGGTACAACGATTCCTGTTCCGTCTATGACTGTTCAGTATGAACCCCTATCGGTTGAATTTATTGTAGATGAAAATTTAACAAACTGGAAAAGTATATATTCTTGGATGAGAAATTTAACAAATATTGAAAATGCAAATGATTACAATTTAGATTATAATCAATGGCATTATGATGCCACTTTATCAATAATGAGCAGTGAATTTAAATATGGTGGTTGCAATGATCCTGTTTTGACAGTTGGTTTTACAAATTTAATACCTGTAAGACTAACAGGTTTAATTTTTCAATCTGATTCGCCAGACACCAATATTTTAAAGGCATCTTGCACCTTTAAATATTCATTCTACACGTTGTTGCCGGACGCTCCGCAAAACCTTTACGGAAACCCTTCAAATTAATTTATATAATCTTCTGGGTTGTCAGACCAGCCCTCTGCGCTATTGGGATTGGCCTCGGGGTTATAAGGTAGTTTATTGCCCTCTGGTTTGACTTTACGGCGCTTCTTGGGCTTTGGTTGGGGTTCAGGTGGTTCTGGCGTAGAATCGCTTATATCCGATTCTGCCTCTTCGTCGTCGTCTTCTATTAAAATTTCAGCCCCTTCAAAACTGTCGATAAGATCATTTACAAATAATATGAAATCTTCATTATTAAACAAGTCATTTAAAAGGTGTAATCCTTGTTGTGTATTTTCAGAAGTTTCATTGTTTGATGCCACTATTGATTTTGGATCTGTTTGCATTGTCATGAAGTAAACTTCATACATTTTTTCAAGTTCCAATGAAGGCTCTCCGATAAAAACAACACAATTTTTATTTACAACCGCTTCATAGTTTCTTAAATTTGCAAAATAATTTGTTAATTTAACATATTCAACTATTTCAAAATTTTCTGATCTAGCTGTATAGTTTTCCATTTTTGCTGGAAGTTTAATATTAATTTTTTCTGGCGTGGGTTCGCTTACAAGGCCAACTAATTCTTCGCCTGTGATTAGCTTAACAACTCTTAATACGCCCGAGAAAGGGTTCTCAGGAAGTGAATCGGACATATGAATGTCCTCCCTTCCATAATATTTATCTTATTGGGTTTCTGTAAAACCCATTGAATGCACTTTGTAATCAAACTTTTCTTTTTTATATATTTTTACACGTTCTTCAAAATGTCGGTATACGTGATTTTTATGAGACTTCCAACAAAGATCATCAACGATATCAAATACCTTGAGTGATTTTTTCTTTTCAGAAACTCTAAGACCACGACCAATACTTTGAAGTAGACGAATTACGGATTTTGTAGGAGAGG